CTTTGATATTTTTCCGCGGAGAATTTTTGGAGAGACTTTTTTACCAGATCTATTGATATTTGGACCTCTTTGAAAGGGGTGCGGGGCTGTGATTACGGGTGTGGCCATTTTTCAGTGGTTTTGACATCTCCCGCTCCTTTCGATGGTCATATTCGTATGCCAGGCACCCCGTTCAAAGGGGCCCGAAAGTGTGGCAAAACTCGACAAAAGTACATAACAAGATCGGGCAAGTGGAGGTGAAGATCACATGCCTAAGATTAAACCCGTTGAAACTCCTACCGAAAGACGAGAGCCTCCTGCTTTTACAGTCGAGGGACGGTTCGATCAGCTGGTTTCTTTGGCTGTGGATCTTGCGGAGGAGCGGTTGAGAGATAAATCGGCAAGCAATCAGCTGATTTCGGAGATCATTCGATACGGATCCCAGAAGGAAAAGCTGACTCGAGAGAAAATACAGATGGAAACCCAGATGCTGGCTGCAAAGGCTGACGCTCTGAGAGCCCAGGAGACTTCGGCGCAGCTTCTGCAGGAGGCCATGAAGGCCATGACTGAGTATTCCCCGACGAGAGATGACGAAGAAGAGGACTATGACGATGAAGACGAAGATTATTAAGAGATATTCTGAGTTGATTCGTCTTCCCACCGCAGAAGAGCGGTTCCATTACCTCAAACTCCCTGGAACCATTGGGGAATCCACATTCGGATTCAGCCGATACCTCAACCAATCATTCTACATGTCAAAGGAATGGCGTAAGTTCCGCCGAGAAATGATATTGCGGGACAACGGATGCGACATGGCACTGCCTGACAGGGAAATACCCAAGGGCGGAAAGCTCATACTGCATCACATCAATCCTTTGACTATGGAAGACATCGAGGAACAGGGAGAAGCTCTGTTTGATCCCGAGAATGTAGTCTGTGTCTCTGATCGAACGCATAATGCAATTCACTACGGCGACATATCACTTCTGGCATCAGGACCGATTACTCGCCGACCCAATGACACCTGTCCATGGAAGCAGTAAGTGAGGTGAAAGACAATGGAGGAAAGTATACTGAACACGATAAAGAAGATGCTCGGGCCGGATGACAGTTATGACGTATTCGACACGGACATCATCGTTCATATCAACACCGCCCTGTCGACCCTCGCTCAGCTTGGGGTGGGGCCGAGAAAGGGTTTTCGGATTACCGGTCCGGACGAGAAGTGGACTGACTTCATTACCGACGGCTCTGTCGATTTAGAAGGCATCAAGTCCTACATCTACATGAAAGTCAAAATGATTTTCGATCCGCCGGCCAATTCATTTGTGATGAAGGCTATGGAGGAGAGCTGCAAGGAGCTTGAATGGCGGCTAAATGTCGCTGTCGATCCCGGACAATACCGGGCTTGACCAATATGGTAAACCGTGCTATAATCTTTCCATAATATTTTAGGAGGGATTATCCAATGAAGAAGGTTTTGTGTTGGCTGGTTATTCTAACGATCATTGGGACTATCGCATTGGCTGATACGTCGGGTATTTTTGAGACAATTAAAAAAATGCCCGATAAAGATCTGATCACAACAAGGGATCTGCTTCAGGCAGAAGTAATAGCGAGAGGTCTTGAATCGGATAATAAACCAGGAACGTTTTCTCCATGGTATGATTATGGCCTTGGAAAAATACTACCAAGTCCTACTTTGTTCCTTGGGCATGCCTATGCAAGAGATGGAGAGTTCATGAATTCTGATTTCGCTTTCATGGAAAGCGTCGGAATTATGACAAGCGAAGAATTTGACAAATATGCAAGTTTCCTGATTGAGTGCGGTTTCAAAAATAACGTTGACCGTTTTTTAGACTGTTTTAGCGCAGAGAATAGTGATGGCGTAGAAGTTGTGGCATATCTGACAAACGGAATAATGACCATAACATGCCAGAGCTAACATCTATCGCTATCCCAACCCTCTCTTCGGAGAGGGCTTTTTTTATGCCCAAAATTCATCCAAAGTGAGGTGATCTGCAAATGGGCGAATACTACGTTGCCGGGTTGCCTTGCTCAGATGAGCTTTATCACCACGGCATACTTGGCCAGAAGTGGGGCGTTAGGCGATACCAGAACAAAGACGGAAGCCTTACAACCGCTGGCCGAGCACGATACAATGTCGGTGAAACCAAGGGCGCTCGGACAAAGCGCGCGGTCAAAGAGGCCGCAAAGAACGCATCCGCTTATGTGAAAAGGCGGACGAAAATGAAGCACCCTTCGCTTATGACCGACGAAGAGTTGCGGAACTATACGCAGCGTCTGATAGCCGAGAAGAACTACTCGGATGCACTGGCAAGGGCCCAGTCTTCCACCGGCTTCGGAAGGGCTGAAAAGTTTGTTGGAGATATCGTGACCGCCATTCCAAAGGCAGCTGCCAAGACAGTTGCAAATATTCCTCAGGGCGTTATGGATATTGCCAATCGAGGTGTCAACACGCTCGCTGATGCTGGTTTCCAGCGTATTGCTAACCAGATCAGAAAGACCAGCAGCGAACGCATGCTTGAGAAGCTCCAGCGTGAACAGAAGATTCAGGGCATCCAGGAGGAAATGGATGACTTTGACAATAATCAGGCTCAGAGAAAAGAGCTGAAGAATCTGCAGCGAGAACTGGATTTGAGGAATGCCCGGGACAAGCTTGACGATTCCAATGATGCCATCCAGAAGCAGATCGACATGTTGAGTAAGCAGAAACAGCTGAAGGATCTGCAGAAGGCACTTGATCCGAGCAAGAATGGAAATGCTATCGCTGCGGCAATGAGAACGATCAGCGATCCGACCGCAACCGCGAGCCAGATCAAGGACGCGCAATCTCTTCTTCAGGCTTATAAAAAAGGTCGAGAGACCATTGATAAGATTCTCAAGGAGAACGAAGGAAAACCTATTCCTCAGATTAGTCGGGATGAATATGTGTCGCCCAATGTTGGAGACTATGACGTTACCAGACCGGCATCACCTCGTTCCTTCCGGCCAATTCAAAATGCTGAATCGCCTACACCGCAGCCTGTTTCACGGCCAGAGTCTGAATCGCCTACACCGCAGCCTGTTTCACGGCCAGAGTCTGAGTCTCCTAAGTTGGTATGGACACAGCCTTCAACTGAACGCTGGTTCCCAACAAGGTATGGGCGGCATGAATACCGTTCTGAGTTCCCGACACCTTCGATTGAAGAGCAGGCTGAATTGCAGCGAAGGCAAGAAGAAGCAGCCAGGCGTCAGCAAGAGGCTATGGCTGATGCTCAAGACCTGGATGAGTATTACTGGCTGATTCGCAGGTATTAACGATTGAGAGGATAAAAAGATGTCACTATCCAATACAGCGGTTCCGATTTACTATGGAAGATTCCGGGACGCCGTATTGGCCGGCGAGATCCCGGTAAATCAGTACATCGACATGGAGATGCAGCGTATTGACAAGCTTATCGAGAACCCAGGCGTGTTCTACGATGACAAGGCAATCAATGGCTACATCGCATTCTGTGAGAAAGAATTGACCCTGACGGACGGCTCAGAGTTGCGATTGCTCGACTCATTCAAGTTGTGGGCCGAGCAGCTTCTGGGCTGGTACTATTATGTTGAGCGCGACATATATGTCAAGGGGAAGAAGAATAAAAAAGGCAGAACAGTCAAAAGACTTATCAAGAAAAGACTAACCAATAAACAGATTCTGATCGTTGGTCGAGGCGCTGCCAAGTCTATGTACGCTTCATCAATCCAGGGTTATTTCCTTGTGATGGATCCGGCTACGACGCAGCAGATCACGACAGCGCCTACAATGAAACAGGCCGAAGAGGTTCTCTCTCCGCTCAGGACCGCGATTGTCCGTTCGAGAGGGCCACTGTTCAAGTTTCTTACAGAGAGTTCTATACGAACGTCGAGGCATTCGTCTGTTTCGCAGGCTCTGTTACAGTCTACCAAGAAGGGCATCGAGAACAAGGTTACAAACTCTATACTGGAAATCAAGCCCATGGAAGTGGACAAGCTTCAGGGCTTGCGCTGCAAAGTCGCCAGTGTGGACGAGTGGCTTTCAGGTGACATACGTGAGGACCCGATCGGCGCAATCGAGCAATCCGGCGCAAAAGGTCTCATCGAGGATTACGTCATCATCGCAATCAGTTCCGAGGGTACTGTACGCAATGCGGTGGGCGATACAATCAAAATGGAAATGGTGGACATTCTTCGGGGCAAGTACGACAACCCACACGTCTCGATCTGGTACTATAGACTGGACGATGAGAAGGAAGTGGCCGATCCCGATATGTGGGTTAAAGCGAACCCCAACATCGGCCAAACCGTTTCTTACGAGACCTATCAGCTTGAAGTCGAGCGAGCCGAGCACGTCCCGGCCGCAAAGAACGACATTCTTGCAAAGCGTTTCGGTATTCCAACAGAAGGTTTCACGTATTTCTTCACTTACGAAGAGACACTTCCCCAGGCCAGAAAGCTGGATTATTGGGGAATGCCTTGTTCTCTTGGTGCCGACCTTTCAATGGGCGACGACTTCTGCGCGTTTGCGTTCCTATTTCCGCTTCCAGACGGTTCGTTTGGAATCAAGACAAGATGCTACATCACAATGCTCACTTATCAAAAGCTCATACGCGCCATGCGAATGAAGTATGATGAGTTTATTGCGGAAGGCAGTTTGATCGTCATGGAAGGCAGTGTGCTTGACATGATCGAGGTTTATGAGGACCTCGACAGGCATATCATGGAGAAGGAATACGACGTTCGATCGTTCGGCTTTGACCCATACAATGCTAAGGCCTTTGTTGAGCGCTGGATTCAGGAAAACGACCCTGGTGAGAATTACATCGAGAAGGTTCCCCAGGGCGCTCGAACGGAATCGGTGCCTCTGGGTGAACTGAAGAAGCTCTCTGAGAGCGAGATGCTTCTGTTCGACCAGGAGCTGATGTCTTTCTGCATGGGCAACTGCATCGCACTCATCGACACCAACGGAAACAGAAAACTGTATAAAAAGAGAAGCGATCAAAAGATCGACAGCGTAGCCGCCACTATGGACGCTTACATTGCATACAAGCTTCATAAGGACGAGTACGTTTAAACCTATTCCTCAAACGGAGGTGCATGAACGTGGGAAGATACTACGTCGCTGGCATTCCATTTGATAGCGAAAACAGCCTTAAGCACTACGGTGTTAAGGGCATGGAGTGGAACAAGCACAAGTTCGGCATTGATGCCGACGATCGCTACATCAAATGGCTGAAGAACGCCGGCCAGAACATTGGCAGGTTTGCCAATAATGCCGCTCAAGATGTGGCCAAGGGTGCCACCGCTGCGGCGAAGACTGTTGGTTCTGCCGTAAATAAGGGCGCAAACTTTGTCACCGGCAACCAGAATCGATATGAATTCCATAACCAGTCTGGCGCTGCGCGAATGATGCGAAATCCAGAACAGGCTCAGGCACGTGCAAAGCTAAACTATGAAGCGAAGCAAGCTAAAACACTTCCTGGTATTGCAAATGCTGCCACGCAGAACGCAAGGAAAACTATTGGCACAGCGGCCGGCAACGCAAAGGACTGGACCACTCAGGCAGCAAAAAACGCTGGAAACTGGGCTGGAGAAGCCGCCAAGAAGGCTGCGGATGTCGCTTTGTGGCCCGCTACTCGTGAAGGTGTTGCCGATGCAGCTCGGAATGTAGGCAATGCTGTGTCCGGAGCTGCTCAGAATGTCGGTAACACCGTATCCGGTGCAGCTAACAAAGCCGTTGAAGGTGCTAAGGGCTTCCTCGACAGCGCCGGCCAGTGGGTTAGCGGCGCTGCGAATAACGCCAAGAATGCTGCTACCAAGGCTGCCTCCGACGCAACCAAAGGCGCTTCCGGTTTCCTCAACAGCGCCGGCCAGTGGATCAGCAATGCTGCGGGTAATGTGAAGAATGCCGCTCAGAATGCCGGTAATGCAGTTGGAGAGGCGGCTAAGGCTGTAGGTGATACCGTCGGTCGGACAGCACAAGATGTTGGCGGGGCTGTTCAAAATGCCGCCCAGAACGTCGGCAATACCGTCGACCAGGCTGCCGAGCAGGCACGTGGCGGAATCGGCGGTTTCTTTGACCGCGTTGGTAATGCTGTTGGCGGAGCCGCTAACGCTGTTGGAGATTGGGCTGGCAATGCGGCCAAAGATGTTGGAAACGCTGCAAGAGGAGCTGCGAATGCCGTAGGCGACTGGGCTGGAAACGTAGCGCAGAATGTCGGTGGAGCGGTTCAAAATGCTGGCAATTTGGTTGGTGAGCAGGCTCGGAATGCCGGCGGAACTGTGACCGATACTGCTCAGAACATTGGTAATGCCGTTGGCCAGGCCGCCCAGAACGTCGGTGAGTTCATTACCGGAAGAAATGCCAATGAAAATCTTGAGCGCCTCTATGCTGAGAACATCGCTAATGGCGGTAACGGCATGAGCCCCGAACTTGATGCAGCTCGTGCTCAGTACAATCGGACTCTTCCGGGAATGGCTGAATGGGCACGTGATAACCTTCGTGAGAATGTAGGTTATGAAGTCGAGGATGCCGCACGTAATGCTGGAAATTGGATCGGAGATCAGGCAAAGAACGTAGGTCAGGCAGTCTCCGGTGCGGCTGGAAATGCGGTTGACTGGGCTCGCAACGCCGCTGGCAATGTGGCTGACTGGGCTGGTCAGGCTGCGCAGAATGTGGGGAATTTCGTCGGCGAGCTGGCGAATCCTCATTATCAGCTCAACGGTCAGCAGATGTTGGACGACTACCGACAGTATCTGAATGAGCATCCTGAGAATCTCCAGAGCCCGCGGCACGCCGATTGGCTCAGGGAGCAGGTCAAGAACGATCCGCAGCTTCGAGCGTACTATGAGCAGTACATGAAACACTCCGCCCTCTCCGATAAGCCCGACGGCGTATCCGATGCTTTCTGGGAGAAGTTCACCGCGGATGGCGGGACCAGAGAAGAGTACGAACGCGACTGGCGTTAAATCAAAATAACTGTAGGTGATCCATAATGCCAAAATTCATTGACAGGCTGCAACACGCCTGGAATGCGTTTCGGGGGAGAGACCGTCCCTCGAGCAAGGAGTTAGGGTCTGGCAGTTATTACCGTCCGGATCGCAGAGTCAGCGTACTTCGAGGCAATGACAAATCCATCGTCACATCGGTCATAAATCGAATTTCGGTGGACGTTGCGTCTGTCAATATCCTGCATGCAAGGGTGGACAGCAATGGGAACTATGTGGACACCATCAAAGACAGTTTGAATGATTGCCTGACCCTGGAGGCCAACATTGACCAAACGGGCCAGGCTTTCTTTATCGATCTGGCTTCCACAATGCTTTCCGGAGGTTGCGTTGCCGCGGTTCCGATCGATACGTCAATCGACCCAAACACTTCATCGAGCTATGAGATAGAATCGATCCGCGTTGGGGTTGTCACCCAATGGTTTCCCAACTATGTGCAGGTCAATGTTTACAACCAGTTGACTGGATTGAGGGAGGAGATCGTCGTGCCCAAGCGGCAGGTGGCGATCATCCAGAACCCCTTCTACGATGTGATGAACGAGCCCAACTCGACATTGCAACGTCTAATCCGCAAACTAAGTCTGCTGGATTCCGTTGACGAACAGGTGAGCGCCGGGAAGCTGGATATGATCATTCAGTTGCCCTATACGATTCGGTCAGAGGCCAGGCGAGAACAGGCCGAGCAACGCAGGAAAGACATAGAAATGCAACTGCGAGACTCGAAGTATGGAATCGCCTACACCGACGCAACCGAAAAGATCACTCAGCTGAACCGCCCTCTGGAAAACAACCTGCTGAACCAGATCGAGTATCTCACAAACCAGCTCTACAGTCAGCTTGGCATCACGCCGGAAATCCTGAACGGAACGGCGAACGAGGAGACCATGCTGAACTATTTCAACCGAACCGTCGAGCCCATCCTGACCGCCATCGCCGATGAATTCAAACGAAAGTTCCTCACCAAGACTGCCCGAACTCAGGGGCAGTCGATTTTGTTTATCCGGAATCCGTTCAAGCTTGTGCCGCTCAGCAAGATCGCTGAGATCGTGGACAAGTTCACGGCCAACGAGATTCTTACTTCCAACGAAATCCGAGGAATTATCGGGTATCGGCCCGTTGACGGTGATCGTGCCAATCAGCTAATCAACAAGAACATCAATCCTCTTGAGCTGCAGGGAGCAGAAGATCCCACTCTGGCACTGCCCGACGGAAATCAAAATGAGACCTACTTTGTAGACGATCAGGCCGGTGGTTCCGTCATGGACCGTATTGGCAATATGACGGAATCGGAATTCAACGCCATGATCATGCAACAGCAGGGTCCGCCTGATTAAAAATGGAGGTAACAATCATGGCCGAAAGATACGATTTCGGCGGATACGCTACCAAAAACGACCTCAAGTGTGCCGACGGAAGGACCATTCGCCGCAACGCCTTCAAGGAATGCGACGGTATTACGGTCCCGCTTGTCTGGCAGCATGAGCACGACGACCCCTCCAAGGTTCTCGGCCATGCACTGCTTGAGAATCGTGATGATGGCGTATACGCATACTGCAAATTCAACAACACCAAGGCTGGCCAGACTGCCAAGGAGCTTGTCATGCACAAGGACATTAAATCTATGTCCATCTATGCGAACAAGCTGATTCAGAAAGCCAGCGACGTGGTTCATGGTGTGATCCGCGAGGTCAGCCTGGTTCTGGCCGGCGCTAATCCCGGTGCCGTGATCCGCGATCTGTCCTTTGAGCATTTCGATGATGAGGACAGTGAGTTCGAAGCCTGGATCCATAATGACGAGAACATCGTCCTGGCGCATTCTGCCATTCCTGAAGCGGCTCCTATTCCCGCTCCCGTGCAGATGCCTCAGTATGCTCCCAGCTATATTCCTGCTGCGGCTCCCATTTCCAATCAGATGCCGTCGGCCAACCATCTGGCCCATGCCACTGCAACGGCACCTGCTCCGCAGAAGGAAAGGACCATGGAAGATGTCATGAACAGCATGGACGAAAGTCAGAAGAACCTCTTGTTCTACTGCGTCCAGGAAGCACTCAAACAGGGCGCTCAGGAAAATGAAACTCAGCCTGAGGACGCCAACAAGGAGGAAGAAGATATGTCTCACAATCTTTTCGAAAACCAGGGCACCAACAACTCCATTCTGATCCATGATGCCCTGAACACCGTTCTGGAGGACGGCAAGAAGTACGGCTCTCTGAAGGAGTCCTACGAGCATCACCTGAGCGAGGGCGTTCTGGCTCATATCGATACCGACGGTATGGAGACTTCCCAGGACAAGCAGAACTATTTCGTGAATGACCCCAGCTTCCTGTTCCCCGAGGCCAAGGCGCTGAACAATCCGCCCGAGTGGATCAAGCGCGACATGGACTGGGTCGACGAGGTCATGGGCAAGACCCATCACACGCCCTACTCCCGCATCAAGAGCGTCTTCGCTGACATTACCGAGGACGAAGCCCGCGCGAAGGGCTACCTCAAGGGCAAGCCGAAGCTCGAGGAGGTCTTCACTCTGCTGAAGCGCACCACCACGCCCCAGACCGTGTACAAGAAGCAGAAGCTGGACCGGGATGACATCCTGGACATCACCGATTTCGACGTGGTCGCCTGGATCAAGTCCGAGATGCGGATGATGCTGAATGAGGAAATCGCCCGCGCCATCCTGATCGGCGACGGCCGTAATCCCATGAGCGACGACAAGATCTCTGAGGACCACGTGCGCCCCATCGCCACTGACAAGCCGCTGTTCACCATTCAGCAGACCGTGACCGTCGGCGCTTCCGAAGAGGCCACCGCCAAGAACTTCATGAAGGCCTGCCTGCGCGCCCGCAAGGACTACAAGGGCTCCGGCAATCCCACCCTGTTCACCACCGAAGAGGTTCTGACCTCCATGCTGCTGATCGAGGACGGCATCGGCCACATGATGTATCGCACCGAGGCTGAACTGGCCACCGCGCTGCGCGTGAAGAAGATCGTCACCGTTCCCGTGATGGAAGGCCAGAAGCTGGATAACGATGCCAACGAGCTGCTGGGCATCATCGTCAACCTGCAGGACTACAATGTGGGCGCTGACAAGGGCGGCGAGATCAACATGTTCGATGACTTCGATATCGACTACAACCGGCAGAAGTACCTGATTGAGACTCGCATCTCCGGCGCTCTGATCAAGCCCTACTCTGCCATCGTGCTGAAGAAGCCTGTTTCTGCTTAATCCCAGAGTTAGTCGGGACTAAATCAAAATGGGAGTGATGTAACGCATGGCGAAGTTTTACGGAGCAGTTGGATATGTTGAGCCCAAGGAAACCGGGCTCGATATTCATACAAACGTGCCTGTGGAGCATATGTACAGGGGAGATGTTGAGGAAAATGCCAGGCGTCTGGAAAACGGCGAAGGCGTAAATGACGACGTCAAGATCAGCAATCGCGTCAGCATCGTCGCAGATGCCTATGCCTATCAACATATGCATGCCCTGCGTTATGTCAAATGGATGGGGGTTGCCTGGAAAGCCACATCAGTGGTTGCCAAGCGCCCCCGTTTGATTATTACGCTTGGAGGTGTATACAACGGTGAAATCGCGAGCAATCCTTAGTGAAAAGCTGCATGAACTGTGCGAGCATGTATACTTTCAGCCTCCAACAGGGTATATGCTGCTGTACCCCTGCATTATCTATGAGTTCACTGGCATCGAGAAACGGCCTGCCGACAATATGGGATACACCACGTATGGCGTCTACAGTTTGACGTATATAACGCGTGATCCAGATGATGAGACCAAAATTCTCATTGCCGAACTTCCAATGTGCAGCATGAACCGAACGTATGAAAGTGACAATCTGTATCACTACGCATACAAAATCTACAATTAGCGATAACGAGGTGACCCCGCATGGCGAAGCTCCAATGGGACGCCGCGAATCAGCGAAAAGTTGAATACGGGATTAGCAAAGGCGTTCTGTATCCTCGAGGAGGTCCCGGAGTCGCCTGGAATGGTCTTACGGCTGTCAATGAAAAACCCAAAGGTGCAGAAGTTGTAAAGCTGTACGCTGACAATGTTCAATACGCATCTTTGAGGTCGTTCGAGACCTATGAAGGGACCATAGAAGCGTATATGTACCCGGAGGAATTCGGTGAATGCGACGGTTCTGTAAAGGTTGCCAATGGCGTAAAGATCGGACAGCAAAAGCGAAAACCATTCGATTTTTGTTACAGAACAGAGATCAAGGTCGCTTCCGACAGCATTTATGACCATCCATATAAGCTTCACCTCGTTTTCAACGCTACTGCTTCCCCAAGTGAAAGAAACTACCAAACAATGAACGATTCTCCGGACGCGATGCTGATGTCATGGGACATACAGTCCATGCCGTTCATTATAAACGGACACAAAGGCGCTTCCACGTTGGTCATCGACTCAATAGAGGTTGATAGAATCAAAATGGAAGCCCTTGAGGACATTTTGTACGGACGCACTGGCGAACCTCCGCGGATGCCCGACCCGGATGAAGTCGTTAAATTGCTGCAGAGGTTGGACTTGCATCGATTGCTGATGAATGCATTTACCATATCTGGGAAATGGGTTTGGGACACGTTCAACTTCCGAGAAGACACCGTCCCGATCGCAATCGACCGAGAAGCCAAACGGCACATCTACAGCGAACCCGAACCCGGAACACAATACATTCGACCGTCCATTGCTTACAAGCTGTTGAGCGAGAATGAAGATGGAAGGCGCAAATACATGCTGATTGTTGTCGACACGGCCAATCCAAGCGATGTATGCGCTTATCTTAAAACACAGCTTGATCTGCGCGGCGAAGAAATTGTCAAATCCGGAGACACCTATTATTACACCTACACCCTATATATCTAAAGGAGGACTAACACATGGCTGCTCTTGTGTGGGATAAGACCGGTGAACGGTCTTATGAAAATGGCGTCGATCACGGCGTCCTCTATGTCCAGAAGGCCGACGGCACCTATGACACGGGTGTCGTATGGAACGGCCTGACCGCCGTCACCGAGAAGCCCGACGGCGCTGAGCCGAACGACCTGTACGCTGATAATATCAAATATGCTTCTCTGCGCTCTGCCGAGACCTTTGGCGCGACCATCGAGGCCTATATGTATCCCGACGAGTTTGCCCAGTGCGACGGCTCCGCTGCAATTGCCACCGGTGTTTACATCGGCCAGCAGAAGCGCAAGCCTTTCGGTTTCTGCTACAGGACTCTGATCGGCAACGACACAGCGACTGATGAGGATGACGGCTACATGCTGCACATCATCTACAACGCGACCGCCTCCCCCTCTGAGAAGAACCACGAGACCGTGAACGACAGTCCCGATGCCGTCACGATGTCCTGGGATCTGGACACCACTCCCGTGGCCTTCGAGAAGTACCCGACCTACAAGCCCACCGCGACGATCACGATCAATTCCACGAAGTGCGACGCGACCAAGCTGAAGACTCTCGAGGACACCCTGTATGGCACCGCGAACGCCGAACCGACCCTGCCTTCTCCCGACGATGTCATCGACATCTTCAAGTAACTGATTCGTCGGAGAATGGCCTGAATAAGCGCCCCGTTGGCAAACAGCTGGCGGGGCTGTTTCATTTGCTTTATGAAAGGAGCTATCAAAAATGATCAAGAAAACCATTACGTGCTTCGATTTCGATGGAAACGAGCGAACTGAAACCTTCTATTTCAACCTGACCAAAGCCGAGTGTATGGAGATGGAGCTGAGTGCCAGCGGCGGGCTTGAGAAGACCATCCAGAGGATCATCGACGCCAAGGACACCAAGATGATCGTCGATACCTTCAAGGAGCTGATCCTGAAGGCCTACGGCGAGAAATCCCCGGACGGCAAGTATTTCTACAAGTCTCCCGAGATTTCCGCAAAGTTTGCGGCCACCGAGTTCTACTCCGAGCTGTTCATGGAGCTTTCGAGCGATGCCAACAAGGCGTCCGAGTTCTTCAACGGAATTATTCCCCAGATCCCTGAGGATATGAGAAAGGCCGCTGAGATGAAGAAAGCCATGATTCCGGGCTGACCGAAACGGCCGGGAGGTGTGATGAATGCTTCAGATTGTCATTCCTGAGAGAGAATACTTCGATCAAGTCAAACAGGAATTCGTTTACTTGAAGGAACAAAAGCTTACTCTGGAGCATTCTCTCATCTCTATTTCAAAATGGGAATCAAAATGGAAAAAACCATTTTTAGATAAGGCGGACAAAACGCCTGAAGAATCCGCGGACTATATCAGATGCATGTCTATTGGCAAGGAGATCGACCCACGGTTACTCAGGTGGATCCCTCCTGAAACCTATAATAAGATCAATGCATACATTTCAGACACTATGACGGCGACCTGGTTCAATGAAAGGAATAAGAAACCTGCAAATGGCCAGGTCGTTACGTCAGAACTCATCTATTATTGGATGATCGCCTTTCATGTTCCACTGGAATGCGAAAAGTGGCATCTGAACCGTCTACTTACGCTGATCAAAGTCTGTGAGCTGAAGAACGCGCCGCAGAAAAAGATGAAGCGAAGGGACATCTATTCTCGCAACGCGGCACTGAACGCTGCGAGAAAACAGAAAATGGCAGCAAGTGGGGGATTACATTGATTAAGATCACTCACTCGGGCGATTTCAAGAACACCGAGAAGTTCTTCAATAAAGTTGTCAAACGGGAGTATATGAAGCTTTTCGACCAGGTTGGAAGGGCCGGAGTTGAAGCCCTGCAGGAAGCCACGCCAAAGAGGACCGGCAAAACAGCAGCCTCCTGGAGTTACACGGTGACCCAGAATCGGGAGGGCATCAGTATTTCCTGGAACAACTCGAACCGAAATGACGGCGCAAATGTTGCCATACTGATACAGCTTGGACACGGCACCAGTTCAGGTGCTTATGTCAAGGGTATCGACTATATAAACCCGGCGCTCAAGCCTGTGTTTGACGCATTCGCAAATAAAGTATGGTGGGAGGTGACACGCAATGCCTACAACTGATAATAGAATCGTTCAAATGACGTTCAAAAATGAGCAATTTGAGCGAGGCGTAAAGGAAAGCCTTCATTCTTTGGAGGAGCTGAAGAAGGCTCTGGATCTGGATAAATCAGCTGAGAGCCTTTCCAATCTGGAAAAGATCGCGAGCTCTTTTGACATATCAGGCATCGCAAAAGGCATTGATGACATCGCCAGCCGCTTTACTTTGGTCGGCAATATAGGTCAGGAGGCGTTCCGTCGAATTTCGAGCTTTGCGCTTGACGAAATTCATAAGGTGACAAGTGCATTGACGTCGATGCCACAAGCTGGTCTTTCAAAATACGAGCAGAAGAACAAATCTATACAGATGATTCAGTCAGCCATGCCGGATAAATCAATCGAAGAGATCGAGACGGTACTGGCGAAGCTGAACGAATACACTGACCTGACAAGCTATGACTTCTCGACCATGGCCAACAGCATAGGCAAGTTTGTCTCTGCCGGAGTTGATCTTGAGGTTGCAGAGAGGGTCATGGAGGGTATCGCCAACGAAACGGCTTCTGCCGGAGGCGAAATCTCCCAGGCGAATATCGCAATGTACAACTTCTCTCAGGCGTTGGCAGCCGGTTCGGTAAAGCTGACGGACTGGAGAAGTATTCAGAACCAGAACCTGGATACCAAGGAGTTTAAAGAGCAGATCATCGAAACTGCTTATGAACTCGGCATTTTGGAAAAGGTTACTGATAAAGTTGGCAAAACTGCTAAAGGAACACTTGTAGACTTTCAGAGTTTCCCGAAGACATTGCAGGAAGGATGGTTTACGAGTGAAGTCATGCTCGGCGTATTTGAGAAATACGCAGACCGTGAGAGTGAGGTTGGCAAGAAGGGTTTCGAGGCTGCAAAGATCGCAATTACTTTGACTCAGGCCTTTGACGCTGTGAAGGACGCCATTTCAACAGGTTGGATGACCAGCTTCGGCTACATCTTCGGCAACCTGGAAGAAGCCGGTGATCTGTTCACTCGAATTTCTGATGCTCTAATCGATTTTACATCTCAGATCAGCAAGACCAGAAATGCACTGTTGCAGGGCTGGCACGACGGCGGAGAGGACGGCATTTCCGGATACCAGAAGGTCATCGAGGGCTTGTCTAATTCCTGGGCGATCCTGATGGCGGTGTTTGAAGGTGCTAAACAGGCCTTTGAGAGTGTGTTCGGAGTTCTCGATTCGTCAGGGCTGATCGACGCGTCAAAAGCATTTGCTGATTTTACGGCGGCAATAAAAGAATACTTTGGGTATAGCACCGAAGTGAAAAAGACAACGGAATGGGTATCTGAAGTGTGGGACGGAGTTGAAGATTGGACCAAGCCTTTGAAGAAGGGCATGAAGGGTTCCGAGCAAGAGATCATCAATCTTCAGCAACATCTTCGTGCACTGAAAGATGAAAACATACAACTCGGAAAGCACGGCGTTGACGGGATATTTGGGGCTGAAACTGAAGCCGCCTTAAAAGCGTTTCAGAAAAAAATGGGTCTCAAAGAAACCGGCGTATATGACGAGATTACCAGAAACGCGCTGGCAAAAGCTTTGTATCCGAATGGGAAGATTAGAAAAGTAGCTCAGGAAACTGAGGAGACCGTCACTCATACCGGAAAAGGCGTTCAGAAAGTCAAAGGTGCATTGGAGGGCGTGGCTGCTGTAGCCAAAGTCGTTCTTGGTGTACTGAAATTCGGTCTTCAGCTATTCGGACGCTTGGTCAAAATCGTTACGCCGGTGATCAAAGGTGTCGTTGAGCTTGCTTCCGGGCTTGGACGTTTGATTTCTTTCTTTGTTGATTTCACATCGTCACTGTCACTTGGAGAAAGCGCTTTAGCGATATTTGACGCTGCGCTTGCACCAATCGCAAAGGCACTAAAGTTCGTTGGTATGTTCCTCATATTTGTCGGCAATGGCATCAGTGATATTGTCGTCGCCGCCAAAAATGGTGTAACAAGCTTTGAAGAGCTCGGAGAGAAGCTGCGGCTTAATCCAAAAACCAATGCCAATGGCATAAAGCTGTATGAAATACTGGTAAAAATACGGGATATTGCCAAAAAAGTTGCTCCTGTATTTGAGACCGTAAAGACAAATCTGGTCAATATGTTCAATGCTGTAAAGAGCTGGGTTTCCGGAAAGATCGCCGACAGCCTTTCCGCACTCGGAACGTTCTTTACAAACCTATGGAATGCGATCGAAGAGGGCGATTACTTGACAAAGATACTGTCCGGAATCGTAACCGCGCTTCAGATCGTGCTTGGAATTATAGGCGGCGTCGGATATGGTATCTATACGCTTGCAAAGGCGTTTATAGACGGTGCTGTTGCATTGTTTAACTTTGTTAAAAACAGTGAATTTCTGCAAAATATATTCTCCAGGATCGCGAGCTTTTTGAGACCCGTTAAAGACTTCTTTGCTTCAGTACTTGACGCAATAAATTCGATATCAGGTAAAATAGGAAGTTTTAAATCATTTGGAGAAATCTGGGAGGCTTTTCTTGAAAGTCTCAGGAACAACCCAGTCGGAAAGAAATTTGTTTCCGTGTTTGAAAAAGCCGGAAAGATCGTCACCGATGTTCGAAACAAGATCAAAGGCTTTGTCGATGCAGTGAAGAAAGCGTTTTCTTTACTCACGACCTATAAAGATCCTGAAAAGGCGCTGCAAGTATTGATGATGACCCGCGACAAGAATAGCGGGGCTGTAAAGATCATTGAGTTTCTTGTAAAGCTGAAGAACGCCTTTATAAAAATAGCAGGCGTTGCAGGGATTGTAAAAAGTAAAATCAGCAGTTTAATTTCTGGGGTTTTGCCCGGCCTTAAGAGCTTTGGAAAGGCAGTCGTTGACGCCTTAAAGAATTTCTTCGGGGGCGATGGAGTAAGCCCTGGTGAAAAAGTCACATCTGGATTTGAAACCATTAAAGGAAAACTGAAAAGTGCTATAGAAGGTCTTTCTCAGTGGATTGGCAATTTTGTGCAGAACAGTCCGTTCCTGTCCAAGCTCGTCGACTTTGGCACGAAAATAAAGGATGCCGTAACCGGATTCTTTTCCGCGGACACGAGCGGCATTGAAGGATTGCCTGAGAAGCTAATGGCAAGATTGAAGGCCTTTGATCCGGTGATTCAGTGGATCAAAGACAAATTCAATACCGTGAAGGAATTCCTGATGGACCCTAAAAAGTTGCTTTCGCATGTCGTAGGCGCTTTGAAGGGGATCGGCGAATTTGTCATTGGCATTTTCAAGAACGTCAATCTTGGAACAATCTGGAATGTTGCCAAGTCTGCTCTTGGAACGTACATCCTGTTGACATTCGCAAAATCATTGAAGAATTTCAGTAAGTCAATGGGTGTGTTGACTGGGGCGATTGACGAAGACGAAAAGACCGGAATCGCAGACAAGCTGAGGAGCATTGCAGTAACGATAGCTATCGTTACAGCAGCGCTTGCTGGTTTGGCGTTGATTGATGCCGGACAAGCACTCGCCGGAGTAGGCGTCATGGCCGCAGCCATCGGTGTGGTGGTTGGGGCTTTGGTCGCGCTGAATAAATGGGCACCCAAGATTGAAGGTATTGGAAAAGGCATACTGTCGATGGCGCTGAGTATTGTGGCTGTTATTGCCGCTGTTGCCGCTGCGGCGTTGCTTATCAATACCGGAGGAGATCTGACGAAGCCTTTGCTTCTGGTAGGTGGTATAATCGTTGCTCTTGGCGTTGTTGCGGTGCTGATAAGCAAGTTCAGCAAGAAATACACCGGTGCGACTCAGGGTACGGCCAAGACAATACTGGCCATGTGCGCCGGTGTTTTTCTGATCGTCAAGGCCGTCGAAAAGATGGCCGGTTTACTTAAGAAGTATGAGAAAGATTCTGACAAGATCGATTCAGCCTTTAATTATGTTGCAAGCATGTTGGTTATTCTTGGAACCGTAGCGGTTTTGATGTCTGCTCTCGGAAAGAAAACTGGCAGCGAAGGCGCATCATCAGGAATAGCGCCTGCAATATTGGCGATGTGCACCGGCCTTGGCTCCATAGTCAGCGCAGTTGCTCAAATGGCGGATGTGATGAAGCGCTATCCAGATCATTTCGGTGGCGCTTTTGCAATGATCGAGGGAATACTGGTCACCATTGGTACGATTGCGGTTCTTCTGGCTGCATTCAGCAAGGATCTTGACTGGAAGGTTTCGCTTGCTTCCGCTGTTCCGATCGTAGCAATGGGGTTCTTCCTGGACACGATCATCAAGACGATGGGCGAGGCCATACAGAAGATTTCCGGAGTCAACCCGAGCGTCATTGAGCAGTTCTTGATCGGTGTGGCAGAATCTTTGGTCGGTCTGGTCGGTGTTGTTGCTATATTCTCAAAGATCGGAGTCGGACCTTTGCTTGAGGCAGCTGTTGGAATCGTGGCGATCATGGCTGCAATCGGAGCCGGAATAGACATCGTCGCCACCTTTGCGGCTGATGCTGTCGATAAGCTGGCTACGGCTATGTGGCTTGTCGGAAGGCGACTGTCGGGTTTCAGTGATAACATTCAAAATGTCGACGTTAACAAGATTGAAACAGTCCTTAAACTCATGACCGATTCGATACTTCCAGCTTTCGTCACTATGGTTCAGAATGCTTCGAATGTCGAATCAGCGCTTCCTGTAGTCACAAATATCAAAACACTTGGAACGGGATTGGGTTTATTCCAGAGATCAATCCGTAACATTACAGTCGATACTGGAGCGGCAATCAAACAGTTGCCTGAGGATATTAAATCGACGGTTGAGGGCATCAACGCGGTACAGGGCATCAAAGAAGCGACAGATGTTCTGTACAGCCTTGGCAGTGCTTTGAAGGTGTATTATGGCGATTTGGCGGCTGCAATGGACGAAAGCGGCAATCTTGGCACTGGTGATTCGAATTCTGGGAATTTTGACATAGACAAAGCAAACGCTGCGTTTAACGATCTGGCCAGTCTCACGCTTACCGATGAAACGATAACGAAGCTCCAACGTTTTTCAGACGACGGTGATCAAAACCTGAATACCGTAGCAGGCGGTATAGCTAACCTTGGCACTGCTTTGAAAGGGTACGGCGATGATATAAGCACCATCGATCCGGAAAAGGTCAAAACCGCAAACAATATTCTTGATAAGATTCAAAACCTCGACTCACATCTGAATCCGGTAGCGAGTACAAACTTCGATGTACTGAAGGACAAGAAGCAAAGCATAAGCGACTTTGGAGACGACGTCGCCGAGCTCGGAAATGCACTGGGGTCTTATGGGGACAACATTGCGAATCTCAATCCGTGGAAAATAGGCATGGCTAACATTGTCGTCGACGCTGTTGCGAGCCTTGCCAACAAGCTTCAGCCTACCGGTGGTTTGTGGCAGATATTAATAACTGGCGAAAAGAGCCTCGGAAAATTTGCAGTGAACATGGGCGATCTGGGCAGCGGCCTTGCCGAATATGCCAGAAATGTCTCCAGTGCCAATTTTACCAATGTAAGCGACTCTGTGACTGTTGTTGAAGGCCTTGCCAGAGCGCAAAGCATTTTGCAAAGATATAACGGACTTAAATCACTTGTAGAAGGCACTGCCGGGCTGGATAAACTCGGAGCAAACCTTAAAGGCCTTGGTACATCCTTGGTGAGTTTCGCAACGGATGCTAAAGGGATCAAGAACCTTAAAGACGCAGACTTTGATTTGCTGAACAAGGCGATAGATCCGATTACAAAGCTTGCCAGAGCTCAGAGCATTATACAGCGAGCAGGAGGTCTAAAGGAAAAAGTTGAGGGTTCTGCCGATATTGCAACCCTTGGAGCAGGTCTTGTAGAATTCGGAAATAGCCTTAATACATTTAAAGGCGTTATAAATGACTTTGACTTTGATGAGACAAAGTTTGTGACTGCAATGGACTTGCTTCAGAAAGTCGTATCTCTTCAGGAAATCGTTCAAAATGGAGATCCGAATTACGACTTTAAGAATGCAGGTCTCAACGTATCTCTGCTGTTTGCTACGATTGCCACCGCAATCACGACAGACACTCAGATCACCGAAGCGGTTTCTTCGGCAGCGGAAAGCATAAAAACCGTGATCACATCAAACGCAATTGATCAGGCAACGACGTGGGGGCTGGACTTGGTTACGAATCTCGCCAACGGGATGACCAACAATGCCAAAATCATTCGCGATGCTGCCGAGGCTATTGCAGGTGTGATACGAGCATATTTGCATTTCTCAAAACCGGATACCGGACCGTTGGCTGATGCGGACACTTACGGCGGGGATTTTGTGAACCTATTCGCCAACGGAATCACTGGAAATTCAGACATCATCACTCAAGCAGTTAATAATTTAGCCGGAACAGCTAAAGATAGCGTAGTCAAGAAAATACAAGATTTGTTTGGAGTAGAAGACGGTATTGACGAGCCTGTGATTACACCAGTTCTTGATCTAACAAATGTCGAGAATGGCGCTTCTCAGATCGAAGGCATGCTCAATGGGCAATCTGTCACCACGAGTGCCAATCTGGCAAAGAATATCGCTTCCGGCAACGGCGTAACAATCGTTCAGGGCGGAGCGGCAGAGGATCATTCACAAGAGATCATCACAGCCATTACAGAACTTGGCGACAGAATTGTTACCCTTGAGAATCAAATGGCAAGCCACATGTCGAACTTGAAGGTCGTCATGAACACAAATGCGCTCGTTGGGCAAATCGCACCTGCTATGAACAAAGCTCTCGGCGGGTATGCAAATCGAAACTGAAAGGAGGGATGAGATGTGTATCACTCTATAACTATCGGAACCAAAAACTCATGGACTGACTGGCATCTCATTCCGACTTCCAGACCGATTGTAAGTTTGCCTCCGATCAATGAGAAGCAAGTCAGTATTCCTGGAAGGAACGGAGTTTTAGATTTGACAGAGTATTTGACTGGGTCTCCCACGTATTCCAATAGAAAGGGTACGTGGGAGTTCTACATCGTGCTCGATTCGTGGCAAAGTTGGGAGTTAGCGCTTTATAAGATATCTGCCTATTGCCATGGTAAATCAAGAAATGTTGTTCTTGAAGACGAACCAGGATACCAATATACCGGAAAATTAAAGGTGGCGTGGCGACCTCAAAAAGATTATTCTGTTGTCGTCATTGAATACGATTTGGATCCGTTCAAACTAAATATCGAAACTGGCGAGTACGTCATTTTCTAACTACAACAAAAGGGAGGTGCACCGAATGTCTGTATTTTCTATAGAAGTAAACAACGAGGTCATTTATCGATCAGACAGAGTGGTTTCTTTGACGAGTCGCGGAGATTCGATCATCTCCCCAAAACTTAAGAAGGAAACGAACAAGGCAGATAGTCTTGAATTTATCGTACTCCCTGCGAACGAAGCGTATGATTCATTCGAAAAGAAAAAAACTGTCGTTTGCATGAAAAGGGACAACGAATACATCTTTCACGGAAGGGTCTCTGACATAAAGACCGACATATTCAAACAGAGGACAGTCACCTGCGAAGGTGATCTTGCATATCTGGCAGACAGTGTGCAGCCTCCGAATAAAAAGACGTCTACCGAAAAAGCCGGTAACACCAAAAAAGAGAAACGCAAAATTTACTATGTCGGTCATGACGGGGTGTCAAATTCTTCATCTGATACAATCAAAATGAAGGTTTCTGACTATTTCAGATCTCTGATCGATGAACACAATGTTCAAGTTCAGGGGTATGGAAAAGGTTTTTCGGTTGGAAATATTACAATAAGCGATGCAAATAGTGTAGAAACCTTTGAACGAACCTCCTTTCAGGACACAAGCAGCGTAATCAGTTCTGATCTGCTGTCTGTATACGGAGGAGTGCTTCGAACTCGATTTGAAAACAACGTCACTTACATCGACTGGCTCGACGACTATACCGATACCAGCACGCAGAGCATACGTTTCGGGGTTAATCTGCTTGAGCTCGACCAGGAAGCGCCATCTGACGATCCATGGTCTGTTTTACTGCCGGTAGGTGACGACAATATAACGATAGCTGACGTAAACAGCGGATCTAAATACCTTGTCAGTGATGCTGCACTTGACAAATATGGCTATATCGTTCATTACCATAAATTCGATAACGTAAAAAAGGCTTCAGAGCTTCTTAGCAAAGCTCAAAGATATTTGAGAACACATGGAAAAGTGTTCCCGGATAGTATCGTCGTCAAAGCCATCGATCTTCAGCTCATAGGCGAATCCGACGATCCGCTCGAGCTTGGCGAAAAGATAAAGGTTGTTTCCCCACCACACGGCTTGAGTAAAACAATGTCTTGTATATCGATGGAACTCGACATACACAACCCCGAAAACAATTCCTATACGATCGGTGTGATAATGCCACCGGATAAGGAGAAGAAGAAAGATTCACTTAGCGAAAAAGTACGTGATTCAGATCGATCCTCTTCAAGGGCGTCCGGAAGAAATTCCAATGCCATAAACAACCTGAAGGGTGATGTCGACGCCAATTCCAACAACATCAACGTCAATGCAGAGAACATCGCTGTGAATGCACTGAACATCGCAGTCAATGCGGAGAACATTGCAGTGGTTGCAAAGAATATTGCAATCGCGGCCGATACGATTGACGTGAAGGCAAATGACGCTTGCGCTTGAAGACGCCGAGAATAATATGTCGACTAAGATCCAGATTACGGCTGAAGGAATCACTAAGGAATTTAACAAGAAGATATATGGAGAGAATGAAGACGGAAGTGGCGGTATATATTATGACTATACAGCAAAGATTCAGGAATCAGCGCAGGGTGTCACTCAGTATTTTGAGTCTACCATGTGGGGCGATAACGGAACGCCTGACAATCCAGATGATGATAGTGTTCTTGGGAAATACACCGCCGATTACCAACGGACCGCTCAAGGAGAAGTTAACAAATTCAAGCTTGAGATGTACGGAGAAGGTGGAACTGCGACAAATCCGAAGTCTGGCTCAACGCTGTATGCCGTTTATACACAAACCGCATCCGAATGGAAAAATGTTCTTTGGGGGGAAGGCGGATCGCAAAGTTCACCTAAAGAAGGTTCAGTAATAAAACAAACGAAGGACAGTATAGAGACTAAAGTTTCAAAAGGAGCAGTTGCTTCTACTATCAATCAAACTGCGCAATCTGTTCTGATTAAAGCTGAGAAAATCGACTTGAGCGGTTATGTGACGGCTACGACTTTTTCAGCTACAAACAGTAAATTGACGAATTTGATGGCTGGAACTGAAACAGCAACTAAAATAATTGCTACAAGCGCAAAGGTTACTACCGGAACATTTGAGATAGGAGATAGTAGTAACAGTGCTAAGCTTAAGTATCACGGCACCGAATACTACAGCTTAACTGTATCTATGCCTGGTGTTGCAAGTTCGTTCGAAGCGCTTGGCTATTATTATAACAGTGGATATCAGTCGGCCATTAGTCTTAATCACAGTCATTCATGTACGACAAATAATGACGGGACTATAACTTTAGGCGGCTCTGTTGCTGCGGGATCTGGCGGGTCTTTTAGAATTGCCGACACTAAAGCATACAAGGACGGTGTGTCGGCAGCCATTGCATCCGTCACCATAAGTAGCGTTGATAAGAATCCAAATAGCAACGTAACATACAATACCGGCTCGAACCAGTATTCCATTCCACTAAAAGCCGTAGCATCTAATAACAATTCGAAAACTAATACCTACACATTCTATGCTACGGAGTCGTATAGCGCAGGCAATACCAAAGGAAAGTCTGACGCAGTATCTGCATTCAAAAATCAGTTGAGTGTTAGCTGTGAAGCTGCGCAGTCTGATGATAATGATGGAGTGTATGACGCTGCACAAATTAAAGTTTCTTTTTATAATGCAAGCAGTAGTGAATGGGATTCAAAGACAATTAACAATGTCCCTATGTATGAGGTCTACAATAAGGGATATTCAGCAGGATATGATGCAGGATTAGATACAGCGGTTAGCGAGGTTAAGAATCACATGTCTGTCGAATGCCTATCAGCTCAATCCGATAATAACGATGGCATTTATGACGCGGCAAAAATTAAAGTAACATTTTATGATGCAAGCAGTAGCGGATGGGATTCAAAGACATTTAACAATGTGGCTATGTGGAGAGTATATAACGAAGGGCGTGACGATTGTCACAGAAGTATAGAGGTTACGGCAGTACAAGTGTTTGCAAATGGAAGTGCTTCTGTAACCATTAAAACTACTGGCGGGCAGACTACAAAAAGTGTCGCTGCGAGTAAAGTTACAGATAATCATACTTAAAAGGAGGAGAATGTCAATGGATTTCAAGACCAAGTTCGATATCATTCAGGACGCAATCATTCGTCTGAATGACCTTGCCGATGCAAGGGGCGTTGACAAGTGCGTGACGATCATTAACCTTGTTCAGAATCTGAACGAGCTGAATCGCATGCTGCACGAGGAAGACGCAACCCACGACGCGGCAATCACGTCGCTGACCAAGGAACTGGACAAGTACAAGGAGGCGGACGAAAATGCTGTCGCTGACACTGAGTGACGGCACCGTCTACGAGCTTGACTGGTGCCATGCAGACAAGGGCATATTCAACGCCAACATCAAGACTGCCGATTCATTCATGGAAATCGCCATGAAGTTCGGTAACCGTGAGCTGACGAATCGTATGACCGCTAAGTATGGTGAAGACCATGAGGATGTCTATGAGGGATACACTGAACTTCAATCCATACAACTCGACGGATGGGAAACTGGCTCAGTTCTCATTACGTTGTTCAACACGGCAAGGGCCAACGCAGCGTAGGTGACCAGTCATGTTCATTCCGCTAAACATCAATCCGAACCGGTGGTCAGCGGACGATTGTACTGTACGAGCGATATCGATAGCGACCGATCGATCGTGGGATGAGGTCTACATACATCTCTGTTTAGAAGGTTTTATCATCAAGAATATGCCTTCTGTCAATCATGTATGGGGCACCTACCTGCAATCGATCGGTTTTGTTCGATACCTGCTGCCGAGAGATTGTCCGAATTGCTACACGGTTCGAGACTTCTGCAGAGAAAATCAAAATGGAACCTTCATCCTCACCACTGGGTCCCACGTTATTTGTGCAATAGATGGAAACTACTATGACGCTTGGGATTCCGGTGACGAGGTGCTTGATTCCGTATGGAGGAGGGAAACGTAATGCAAGGCAATATGGGATACGGGAACAATCAAGGCTATGGCTCAAACGGATTTATGGGGAACGGCACGGGAACTGGCAATAACAACTGGAGCAACGGATGGAACGGAACTGGAATGAATACGGTCCAGCCGCAGACGCAGACACCGACTCAACCCCAACCACAGCCGACCAGACAGCCTGACACGAAGATCATCGTAAACGGACGTCCGGCTGCTGATGCTTATCCGATGCCTCAGGGATCGACGATGGTCTATCTTTGGGATCGAAGCGGCGAGCGACTGTTTGTTAAGACCTACGACAATAATGGATACCCCTGTGTGGTTGAAGACTACGATCTTACGCCGCACGTTGACCCTGAACCGGCCTACGTGACCAAGGACGATATTCGGGAAATGATCGAGGAAGCGCTCGGCAACATCCAGATGCCAAATCCGAAGAACTTCGTGACCCGTGACTATCTCGACAAGGCCATTTCAAGGGCTATTTCCGGTAATAAAGGGAAGGTGAATCGAAATGATGAGGATGCCTAACCAAGGCGGACAGAACCCAATGCAGCGTATGATGCAGATGTTGTCAATGCTGCCAAAGTTCATGCAAAATCCAATCAGCGCAATGATGGGAAGCGGATTGAATATTCCCGACAACATTCAGGGCAATCCGCAGGCAATGACTAACTTCCTTCTCAATTCCGGCCAGATGACTCAGGAGCAATATGATACGGTTGCTCCGCTCGCCAATATGGCACAAAGTTTCTTTGGTAGAAAGTCCTGATGGTGCACACTCAGGGCTTTTTATTTACGCTGTTTTTGATTGTTTCAAATTGTGCGCACTGAAGCGATCAAAATGGCAAATTTTTTGTAAAGGAGATCCTCGACTATGGTAACTATGGAACAGCAGAACCCGTCTCCTTCGGTAAATGTATATCCTGGTAACAACAACGGCGGTGGTTTCGGTGACGTCTTCGGTGGAATGGGCGGAGGAGCCATTTTCTTTTGGCTGATCCTGTTCTTCTTCATGATGATGTTCATGGGCTGGGGCAACAACAACGGCAATGCGGCTGGCAACGGCGGCGTGCAGTATGTTCCCTATCCGATGTATGGCATGGGCGGCCCCTGCGGATGTGGCGGTGGATATTCCGCTGCTGATGCCGTTCGCCAGGGCTTCGACCAGTCCGCCATCATCAACGGTATCAACGGTGTACAGATGGGTATGCAGCAGGGCTTCAATAACGCTGAGATCAGTCGTTGCAATCAGCAGCAGAATCTGCTCGGCGTGCTGCAGAATCAGTCGATGGCTCTGCAGAATTGTTGCTGCGAGAACCGCGCTGCGATCGCCGGTGTGAACTACAACATCGCGACCGAGGCCTGCAATGACCGCGCTGCCGTGAAGGACGCCCTGTACCAGCTGACCACCCAGAACAACGCCAACATGAACACCATGGCGACGATGTTCAACAACGGTATTCAGAATCTGAAGGACGAGTTCTGCCAGCTGCGCCTGGATTCCAAGGACCAGCGGATCGCCGAGCTGGAACGTCAGCTGACGGCCACTCAGACCGCCGCTCTGGTTAACGGCTCCACCCAGACGATCCTCGCCAACAACGACCTGCAGACTGCCACTCTTGAGCAGTACCTGGACCCCACGGCCAAGCCGGCCTATATCGTCCAGAATCCCCATTGCTGCGCGCAGAACTACAATCCCTGCAACTGCAATGCCAATCGCTGCTGCGGGCAGTAATCCGGGAGGTGTACACAATGGCTGAATATAGCGCAAATGCTGTTCAGACTGTACAGCCCGGCGGTTTTGCCGTCTTCACCGCTACCGTGATTCCATGTGATCGCGGTCTTATCGGCCACAGCGATGAAACTCCCATCTTCTCTCTCGACGGCTGGCGTCCGAACAGAGGGTGTTGCTGCAATCGCAACAAGCCTACGCTGTACGATGTGAAGCTCGGAATGAACGTGGCACTGGCCGAAGGGGCCACTGTCGCACCCATTGCCGTGGCGATCACCGTGGACGGTGCAGCTTATCCGCTTTCCGAGATGGACTCCACGCCCGCCGCGGTGGGTGAATTCAACCACATCGGAAACGACCTGTCCTTGCCGATCCTCAGGAACTGCTGCCAGTCGGTTGCCGTGCAGAATCTCTCCACGCAGCCGATCGACATCAAGAACCTGGTGATCAAGTTTGGCAGGCCCGACCTGAACAGCAATGCCAATTGCTACTATTGAGAGAGGAGGTAATCAAAATGGGAGAACAGTGCATGAAGGAAAATGCGGCATACCAGCAGGATTATGACAAGATGTTCGCAAAGGGCACCTGGTCGCCGCAGGAAATCTCTATGATGAAGGACCTCAAGAAGCTCATCTACTACAACCTGGCTATCGACGCCATGGAAAACGGACAGGGGCATCCGGGCGCGGGTCACCTGCCTGAGATGAGCTATGCCCGTGGACGCAATGCCATGGGCCAGTTTACCTCCGGAACCGGAAGCTACGGCGGAGATAACTGGGACAACCGCAGCGGGCATTATCCCTACTACCCCGATATGGGTGGTGGGATGTACTACGATGGTATGAACAACAGCTCCGGACGCCGTTACTATGACAGCGAGAAGGAGAAGGCCATCCACCAGCTGCACCACATGCTTGACGGCACCGATGATCCTGCGCGCAAGAGTGCTATCAACTTTGCGCTGAAGATGATCGAGCCTCAGTAACCGACCTAATTGGAGCCTGCCTGGAGCAATCTGGGTGGGCTCCTGATTTTGCAAGGAGTGAACGCACATGTCCAACATATTGGTGACTATTCTTTGCGCGTTGATCGCTTCTGCGGGCTTTTGGGGTTTGGTTACCAAGCTTGT